GTAACTCAAAAGTCAATGTATGGGCTGTTATTTGCGACTGTAACAACGTCGAAGATAACATGCTTGTCACATACAACGACAACACATAATCTACCGTCGGGGGGCAGGGCAACTTGCCCCCTTGACACTTTATTAATTTTATGATATAAGCAGTAATCCCTGCCGGGGGTAAACCATATGGCACCTAGAAAAAAGACTACACCAAAGAAAAAGTCTGGAAGTCCTACACCTAAAAATAAAGCACTTTATGCAAAGGTAAAGGCAGAGGCTAAACGTAAGTTTGATGTATATCCTAGCGCATACGCAAACGCTTGGTTAGTTAAAACATACAAAAAGCGTGGTGGAACCTACTAATGGCTAAACCAAAAGGCGGCTTAACTAAATGGTTTAAGGAAGACTGGCGAGACGTAAAGACTGGCAAGAAATGTGGTCGGTCTGGTTCTGAGAAAAAGAAACGTCCCTATCCAGCTTGTAGACCAGCTAAAGTAGCCAGCCGAATTACTAAAAAAGAAGCAGCTAAAAAGACAGGTCCACGCAAAGTAAAGTGGTCTGTTACTGCATCAGGTAAGAAAAGGAAGAAAAGTGGCACCAAGAAAGCCTGACAAGATGCCAGCCCGTAACAAGAAGAACTTCCGCCCTACAAAGTCTGGTGCGGGAATGACTAAGGCTGGAGTTGCTGCCTATCGCAAAAAGAATCCCGGCAGCAAACTAAAGACTGCCGTTACGGGGAAAGTTAAGCCGGGAAGCAAAGATGCCAAGCGTCGCAAGTCTTTCTGTGCACGTTCTGCTGGACAGATGAAGAAGTTTCCGAAAGCAGCAAAGAACCCGAATAGTCGGTTGCGTCAAGCACGAAAGAGGTGGAAATGCTAAACCTACTTGTCGGCCCGATAGCAGACCTAGCCGGAACTTGGCTAAATGGTAAGGTTGAAGAAAAGAAAGCCCAAGCCAAGACTAAGGTAGCAAAGGCAGAAGCTGAAGCTATCGTCATGCAAAAGAAAGCCACCGGAGAAATCGATTGGGATTTGGAGATGGCTCGTGGAAGTCAGCATTCATGGAAAGACGAATGGCTGACTATTTTATTTAGTATACCTTTAATATTAGCCTTCATACCGGGAATGGAAGAACTTGTATCTCGTGGATTTCAACAATTGGAGCAAATGCCTCAATGGTACCAGTACAGCTTGGGCACGATTGTTGCTGCAAGCTTTGGAACACGAGCGGCAACGAAATTCTTCGGAAAGAAATAGGGAGAAATAAGATGGCAAGAGCCAAAAAAGCAATCGCGGGTCACACAGGCGGAGGCATGAAGTTGCCTACAAAAAAAGTTCGTCCACCAAAACCGACAGACACAGGTGGTCGTGTGATGCCTAAAAAGAAACGACCCCCTACAAGCGGTGGAGATGGATTAACTCCTGTACGTAGGAAACGGGCAATGTCCCGTAGCCGGACTTCTGCAGCTAGAGCAAGAGCAGGGAATCGTAGTCGTCGCGGTTTGAGACGTTAACTTTGACCTACACGATGGAAAAAATCTTAGCTTGGAAGTTGCTACCTAGAGCAATGATGCTGGCTATGACCATCATGGCTTATCAAGTTGTGCAGTGGTTTATGGACTTAGGTCCAGCAGCCACTACACAGCAAACAGCCTTTGTATCAACTGTAGTAGGTGCTATGACTGGTGCCTTTGCTGTTTGGATGGGACACGAACAAAAATGAAAGCAATTATCTGGTCCCTTATGTTAACCGTGTGTACGCAAGAAGATGCCTGTTTCAAACAAACTATTCAGTGGTTCGAAAATGAACCAGAGTGTCTTGAGTTTAAGGCGTTGCACGAATCTATCCCTGCAGATGGCGGGTGGAAGACAGTTGACTACACCTGTCAAATCGTAGGGGCTATTGGAACATGAAATACAATACATCTCACTTTTTAGATAAACTAATTGAGCATGAAGGTATGATCCTTGAAGTCTATCAGGATACACTTGGTATCGACACAATCGGTATCGGTCGTAACTTAAAAGACAGAGGTATCAGCAAAGAAGAACTTGCTTACTTAGATATCCCAAACATTAAAACTGTATACCAGCACGGCATTACTGAGGCTGATGCACGGTTCCTTGCAATGAACGACATCAAGATTGTAGAAGACGAACTGTGTCGGGTTCATCCGTGTGTAGAAAACTTAGATGCTGTTCGTCAACTCATTCTGATGGACATGGCCTTTAACATGGGTGTACCCCGCCTGTGTAAGTTCAAAAAGATGTGGAACGCAATTCACGAAGGCAATTTTGAAGTTGCCGGATTTGAAATGATGGATTCGAAGTGGGCACGGCAAGTCGGCGGACGGGCCAAGAAACTTTCAGACGCTATGAAAGCGGGAGAATTTTAAATGGCAACTATGTACAGTTCAGGGCTAAGTCAAGTTAGCACAAAAAGAGAAAAGGAACCAGAAGAGGTTAAGGGTATAGCTAAACCATTTCCTTCTGATGCACCTTATCGTATGCACAAAAAATACTACGAAAATAACATAGGTCAAATTAAAGACGTGTACAAAGAGCAAGGCATGGAACTTCCTGATTATTTTGACAGCGCAAAAGATTACGCAGACTACCGTACAACACAAAAAGCATACGGTGGACGCACACAAAAACCTCGTGGTGCATATCGTAGTTCAGAGACAAGGTGATGCCCCTAACAGCTAAAGGCCAAAAGATCATGTCTTCGATGAAACAAACCTACGGGGGTAAGAAGGGTGAACAAGTCTTCTACGCAACAGCCAATGCTGGCAAGATCAAGGGTGTTGAAGAGAAAGCGAAAGGTGGCAGGGTTAGAAAAACTAGCAAACCGTCGCAGTCTAAAACGAAGAGCAAAAGTAGAGTTAATGAAGCTGGCAACTATACTAAGCCAGCCCTGAGAAAGCGACTGTTCAACCAGATTAAAGCTGGTGGTAAAGGCGGTAAGCCGGGGCAGTGGTCAGCCCGTAAAGCCCAGATGTTAGCAAAAGCGTACAAGGCTGCTGGCGGCGGATACCGTGATTGAATTTATACTTGTTGTATATATGAATACACAAGTAATCAACCAAACCCAACGATTTGCAGACATCGACAGGTGTTTGTACTTTGCAAATAGATTGTCACAGCAAAGGTCGGTTCCCAACCCCGACGGTGGCACATCAAAAATGACAGCCATATGCAAACCAACGAACAAATGAGGCAACCGAATGATAGCAGAAACCCTTGCGGGTATCGCACTGGTGAAGAGTGCCGTAGATGGCATCAAGTCTGCAATTGGAACAGCAAAAGACGTAGGAGAGATTGCAGGTCACATTGACAACCTGCTGACTGGCGAAAAGCAGGTCCAGCAACAACGGGCTAAAAAATCTGGCAATAGCATAGGTGATCAATTCGGAATCAAGTCGGTTGCACAAGAAGTCATCGATGCACGACTCGCCCAAGAAAAAATTCAAGAAATGCGAACCATGATTGATATGCGGTTCGGTCCGGGAACGTGGCAAAGCATCGTCGATGAACGTGCACGACGCATACAAGAAGCAAAAGAAGCAGAACGCAAAGCCAAGATTGAAGCCCAACGTGCCCACGATGAAATGATGGAAGGCTTGAAGAATTCCATGTTGGTCGGTTTAGTCGTAGCAATAGGTATGGCTCTGTTCTTTGCCTTCATTATCTTCCTTCCGAAATAACTTGACTAAATTGAATTTTTAGTTTATAATTAGTTCGAAGGAGAAACACATGGATCAAGTTGCAGTAGATGCTCTCCGCCACACTTACGAATCAAAAAAGAAGACAGCAGAATATGTTTTTAAAAACGCTAAAAATGACCTACTTGCTATGGATAAGGCTGTTAAAGACTGGTCTGCAGCGCATTATAGCTTGTGTGCCCTCGACTGGATGGAAGACGAATGTGACACGCTTCCGTCGCTGTTTGATTAAATACGTCGGCTGGGGTTTGCTGTATTGCGGCAAGCCCTTTACGTCTATTGGTAACTGGTTTTGGAAAAAGCACAAGCAGGTGCTAGACTTGAACGATGCCTCTTAAAAAATCACAACGTAGCTTAAAAGCTTGGACAAAGCAAAAGTGGAGAACCAAGAGTGGAAAACCATCCACGCAAGGACCAAAAGCAACAGGCGAACGTTATCTTCCGGCATCAGCTATTAAAGCCCTTTCGGCAAAGGAATACGCAGCCACCACCCGTGCTAAAAGAAAAGCAACTAAGGCTGGTAAACAAGTCGCAAAGCAACCAAAAAAGATCGCTAAAAAAGTACGTCGTCATAGAAAAGTAAGCTAACATGTCCATCACCTCATATCCAAGTAAGGTAATATTTGGTACTACTGGTAATGATGTTGCATTTGCTGACCATACAGTTGATGCATTTGGTAGACTGCGTATAAGTCAACCCTACACTTTGTTTGATAGTCAGAACCGTTTTCAGGCTGACCCACAGTTTGATACCAGTTCAACAGGCAGTGGAGCATTTGCTCATTTACCTAACGAAAGTAGTAACTCTATGACGGTAGGTACTGCTACTGGTGAAGTTATACGTCAAACAAAACGTGTATTTCCATACCAGCCGGGAAAATCACTGCTTACCCTTGCTACCTTTGCAATGGCTGAATCACAGGCTAATTTACGCCAACGTGTAGGATACTTTGGTGCTAATGATGGTGTCTACTTTGAACAAAATGAAACAGATTTACGCTTTGTTATTCGTACATCAACAAGTGGCAGTGCAAGTGATGCACGGTATGTGACACAAGCTAACTGGAATGTAGATAAACTTGATGGTACTGGTCCTAGTGGATATACACTAGATGAAACAAAAACACAGATTCTTTTAATTGACTACGAGTGGCTTGGTGTAGGCACAGTTCGTGTAGGTTTTGTAATTGACGGCAAGAACATAATTTGTCACAAATTCCACAACGCTAATAACTTGACTTCAGTATATATGAAGACAGCTATT